GCGGCTGCGCTGTAGCCGTCCCCACCGCCCTCGCCGTCGCCGCACTCGCCTTCAAGAGCTTCATGAAAAGCGCCAAGGAAGTAGTCGCCGCCGCACCGCCCCAGATCAACCAGTACTACAGCGGCCACGTCGACCAGCGCACCACCCAGCTCCACAGCAGCACCCGCGGCGTCATCGCGGTCACCAAGAACACCCCCGAACTCCCCCGCTAACCACCTGGGCCAACGGCGGCACCCCACCCTGGACATGACCCCCACACGGGGAAGGGGAAGCCACCTCAGACAAACAGCCGGATCTACGGCAGCATCAGACCCACAGCCCGGGAACAAGGCAGTCCCCCCGCCCCAACACCCAGGCCCACGGCCCCACCACCCGACTTCCCCCGTCCGGGCAGGTGGGGCCGACCCCTTCCCCCAGGAGGAACCCCCGCCCATGAGCAGCACCTACCGCATCCTCTGCCTCTCCCACGACCCAGCCCTCGTCCTCGAAACCCCCGACTGGAACCGCCCCACCCCAGCAGAGGAAGCCATCCGCGCAGGCATCACCGGACACGAACACTGCGACCTCATGATCGGCCGCTACAGCTACCCCCTCGTCGAACTCGGCTGCCCACGCTCCGCCGACCGCCCCGACAGCCTCCGCCCCAACGTGCTCCACTGCTACCACGGCAGCACCACCTGGACCACCAAGGAGTGGCTCCTCCTCCTCACCGCCGCCCACCAATCCCCAGACCCGGCAATGCGGGACGCCATCAAAGCCGGAAGCCACCACTGCCTGCCATGGGAACGCCTACGACGCCTCCGCGACGAACTCGGCATCACCCTCACCCCACCAGCCGACCCAGCCCAACTCACCAACCACGAACCCTGCTCCTGCGGACAAACCACACCCCTGATCACCGCCGACAAGGCCGGACTCCACTGGCACGAAGCACCCCGGCAGCCGGGGACCGGTCCGGTCCAAGTTCGCGCGCGTGAGGTGCGCGGAGAGGGTGCAGATCATGCCTGACCTGTACGGATGGACCGTGGAGCGGATTAAGGCGACTGAGCGGTCCGTGCGTGACCAGCAGAGCACCTTCTGGCGGATCTATCTGGGAGCGGACAGCGCTGCTGAGGTTCTCTTCCGTCGGTGCGCAGCGGACCGGAAGCTCCTCGCCGTGCACAAGCCGCGCGGCGTCGACTGGAGCCCCGAAGGCCGTGAGTGGGGCGGGGACCCGTGGGTGTGCGAAGGCTGTGGCCAGGCGGGCATCTGCCAGGACTGTTACCGAGCATGCCAACGACTGCCCCGTCCTCCTGGCCGTCGCGGAAGGCTACGGGCTCACCGAGGAGATCCTCGCGGGCCTGGACCGGCCGGCGTGGGAGCCGAAGCCTTCCGGGCCGTCCGTGCTGGGGGAAGCCGCGGCGAAGGCGTGGGAGACGGCGCTGCGCGCAGCGCTTCGAGCCTCCACCGTTTCCCAGAGTGCCTTCGTGCTCAGCGATGAGGTAGAGCCGAGCCCGAAGGAGAAGGCGCTGCGGATCCTGGGGCCCGAACTGCGCACGATCCCGCTGTATCGGCCGCCCGAGGACCCCGCCCCGTAAGTTACCGGCTGGTTCGGGTGCGACCTGCGGAAATGTGAACCCCACGCCCCGCTCAGTCCATGAACGAACCGTCCCGGCGCACCTGATGCCGCGACAACACGTGCTTGCACTGCGGGCAATGCCGGATCATCCCCCGCTTCACGAACAAGCTGATCCCGCACGTCATCAAATGCCCGAACCCCGCCGCCAGACTCTGGCCGGCCCGGCTCAGCCCCGGCATCGTGCACGTACGACAGTCACGGCAACCAGCCATTACATCCCCCTCGAGATCAAGAGCCACAGAGTACGCACGAGCTGCCTGGCCGTCACCGGCCCGTACAGGCCCGGGACTTGATCGGAACAGTCTCGTTGCAGATGGGCACACTGGGGGAGAGGGGAGGTGATCCCATGCCCGGCAGGCAACGCCGCTTCGCGTCGAGGGCCCAGTGGAGGGCCATGTTCGCGCAGAGGAAGCCGTTCGCCAGAAGGTGGGCGCATCGAAACCAGCGAAGCGCCCCGTACCGGTCGCTACCGCGTCGTAAGGGCGTCCGACGCCGCTGAACCGCGCGAGCCCCCGCCCACCCAACTCTCCCCGTCCTCGTCCCAGCGCAGCCGGTCACTCGGATCCCCGTACTCGGGATCGCTCTCCTGGCAGACCTCGCAGAGGGCGCTGTGCTGCTCCTCCGGATCGTGCCCGGGCGGCAGGTCGCAAAAGGACCTCCCGTGCGTGTGCCGCAGCGTGGCCCCGCAGACGCTCACGCCTCGTCCCACCACTCCAGGCCCGGGACGAGCCGGATCCCGTCGAACTCCTCGGCAGGCTTGAAGAACCCGCAGCCCGGAACCTCGCACTTCCAGCCCAGCCGCCTCGGATCCTTCACCAGCAGATGCTGATGCCGCTCCGCCCACTCGCCGAGCAGCGGGCCGAACGCGTACACCATGCTGTCCAGGCTGTGGTTCACGCCGCCTTCGCCTGCCCCTGATTATCGTCGGCCTGGTCGCCGGGCTCCTGCCCGTCCCCAGCATCCTCCAGGGCGCCGTCCCCGCCGTCCGCTGCCGGATCGTTCTGCGGGTCCTGCCCGCCACCGGTGTTGAACGGGTCGCCGGCCGGGATCGGATTCGCCACCTGCTTGTCGTCCCGGATCCGGGCGACCTCCTTCAGGACCTCTTCCTCATCCCACTCCGGCCGCAGCGTCTTCACCTTCATATAGGTGGAGATCGCGCCCGCCGTCTCCAGGAACGACAGCGTCCGCCCGACGGCCTCCGGGTCCGGCTGTACGGCCTGCGGCCACGTCGCGGTCAGCTCCGCCGCCGGGTCCACGCCCTTCGCCCTGCAGTGCACGACGTCCACCATCATCGTCGCCGTCACCAGATCCAGCAGCGCCGGCCGCTGATACAGGATCTTCGTCCCCCGGGTCGTCAGGGACTCTTCCTTACGCGCCACGACCTCCGTCGCCGTCGCCGCCACGGTGCCCTCGTCCCCAAACGACTGCGCCGAATACCCGGCAGACGACAGGATCTGCTTCCGCAGCGCGTTGCACGTCCGCTCATGCTCATCCACGCGGATCGCGAACTGGTTCATGGCCAGCGCGGCCGCGCCCGATCCGTCGTCCAGCATGTTCAGCTGCACGAAGACTTCACGGTCCAGGTCGAACATGCCACCCGTGCCCGGCCCGTCGGTCTCCAGCATCGACTGCGGCAGCATGATCCGCGCCTTACCCAACCGCAGATCCCGCATCCAACTCGTCCAGGCCTCGTCGAGCGCCCCCAGCAGCGGCTCAATCCCCGCGAAGTCGGAGCGCCCGAACGGGACCGCCTCCGGGATGTGCCCCCACCCACGGTTGGGGCGGATGTTCGGCAGGTAGGCGACCAGCAGCCGGTCAACCTGTGTATCCACCATCCCCTTGTCGTTCACCCGGCCGGCCAGCCCCTCCGTCTCCGGATGGTCCGCCAACGCCATCGACATACCCAGGACGTCCGCATCGCCCTTGTACAGCCCGTACTCGATCGACCCGGGCTCATGCCGCTCCAGCAGCCGCCACACCTCCGACCCTCCGGTCGGAGAGTCCAGTTGCCGCCACACGGTCGCCGCCGCGAGGATCCCCCACTTCCACTCCGGGATCACCGCGTCCGGGCCGAGGATGTCCCACCACGGCCGCGGCCGCAGGCTGACATCCCACACCACCCGCACGTACACCCCCGACAGGGCGGACGCCTGCTCCGTGCCCTCCCGCATCGTCGCGTGCCCGCGGTCGTCCAGGTACCGCTTGATCTGCTCCGTCGTCGACTTCGCCAGCCCCGCATCCGTAGTGGAGTCGGAGTCGACGGTGACCGTGGGAATGTCCGTCCACAGCAGGTTCGCCGACAGCTCCGCCACGTCCGCGGCGATCGGCACGTGCAGCTTCGCCTGCGGCTGACCCGGCGTCACCGGCTCCCCCCAGAACATCCGCGCCAACCCGCCGACGATGCCGCCCCGGTACTGGCTGGGCTTGTTCAGGTCGAAGAACTCCCGCGCCCGCGGATTGGCCGCGTACGAGCCCGGCCCGCCGTACACCTGCGCCAGATGCGCGGTGTCCCCGCCGTACCAGGCCCGCCACACGTCCATGTCGGCGAACGGCTCAGCGAACTGGATCGGGGGCCAGGGGGTCTTCCCGGACGTCGGCAGCGGCATGACAGTCTCCTTCGAGGGGGTTGGGTTAGGCGGCGAGGGCGAGATGCCGCTGCCACAAAGCACGAGTGGTGAAGATCCCGTAGCGGAGCGCGTCCACCCCGTGGTCGGCCACCTTCAACGGCTGCTCGACACCGCGCAGGGCAGCCTGGTCATCCCAGCTGTAGCCGCCGATCTCCTGGATCAGCGCTTCACAGGAGGCGTGGACGAGGAGCTTGTTCGAGGCGAGGACGCTCGAGACGGTGCGGATCCCGTCCATCACGTCGTTCTTCGCCGGCGTCGGGGTGAGCTTGTCCCGCTTCAACTGGGCCGTGAACGAGGCGGCGGAGGGGTCGACGGTGATGAACTGCGGGCGTACCGCGCCGATGTCGGGAACGTCGTTGAGCCAGCCCCGCAGGCGTTCGGAGTACTCCGTGTCGGTGAGCTGCTTGCGGGTTTGCCGCGCCTCGTACCGCCACTCCGCCGCCGCGTACAGGCGCCGGTCCCGGCCCAAGCCGAGCAGCACGGCATGGAACGGGTTGCTCGTGCCGTAGTCGACACCGAGCGAGATCCACCGGTGGATGCCCTCACGCGGCAGCGCGGTGACGATGTGCCGCTCCCGGTCCCACGAGTCGTAGATCGCGCCCTCCGCCGCCACCCACTCGCCCAAAATGAACCGGCGGAAGAACAGCCCTTCGTGGGAGGCCTTCATGTCGGCGACGTACTCGGGGTCCAGGAACGGGTTGTCGTCGATGGTGAAGCTGAACCGCGCGACCGGCTTCCGGCCTGCCTGGGACAGCCAGTCCCGCATGAACCAGTGCGCAGGGTTGTCGGGGTTGGTCGTGCAGTACAGCTGAGCGCCCCGCACACTCATACGGCCATAGAGCTGCTCGAAGAAGACCTGAGGAACGAGCGTCACCTCGTCGACGTACGCTCCGCACACCGTCATACCGCGGATCTTCGGTTCGCTTTTGGCGTCGTTCGCGCCGATCACATGCACCGTGCGGCCCAGGATCACCGCGGTCGGAGCGCCCGGCGTGTAGTGCACGTGCCGGGCGATCTCCCCGAACAGGGCCACGTCCTGCATCGGCAGGAACAGGTTGCGGTGGATCGTCTGCGCCGTCTTCCCGACCATCACCAGCTCGCCCGTGGTCGGCGCACCCGCAATGAAGATCAGCCACTTCAGCAGAGAAGCGATCGTCTTACCCGACCGGATCGCGCCCTCCCAGCAGCAGATCTTCGCCGTCGACTCCGCGACAGACCGGATCTGCTTCCGGGACAGAGGCATCGACTCCAGCGTCGTCGTCACCGGGCTACGACCCGCCGTCCAGGCCCTGCTCGGCGTCGGCAGCCTGCTGCTCGTCCTCCTGGCGCGTGTACGCCACCAGCGCCTCGCCCAGCGACCCCAGCATCGACTTCGCCGAGTCCAGGTTCGACGACTCCTCCGCCGGCACCAGCTTCAGCGACCGGTCGATCGCCATGCCCGCGGTACCCATGAGGGCGCGCTTCTCCGCTGGCGGCGCCTCGTCGAAGGTGTGGTCGTTGTACTCGTTCTGGGCGCCCCCGAAGCTGTAGACCGTGGTCGGCTCCCACATCTGTGCGCGCAGCTTCTCCGCGTCGCCCAGGAGGTCTTCGGCGAGCAGGGAGCGCCGCTCCGCCAGGTCCGCCAGGCGGGCCTCGGTCGCGGCCTGGATCTTCGACCGGTCGAAGGTGAGGCCCAGGTGCTCGGCGGTGCGGGACACCATGACCGGGGGGACGCCCATCTCGCGGGCGATCCGGTTGCGGCCGTAGTTCTGTGCGTGCAAGTCCCGGAGTTCGTCGAAGCGGTCCGGGTCGATGGTTCCTCCGGGCATCATGCGGTCCTTCGGGCTTGGGCGGGGACAGAGGCGCGGTGGGCGGCGCGGGCGCGCTGCTGCAGCAGGACGGGCAGCGGTGTGCCGGTGGTGTTGGTGGTCCAGCGGGGATGCCACGGGATCACGACGCACCTACAGTGCGGATGCCTGGGAGGCCCGGGGATTGCGGTGAGGAAGACGGTCCGCTCGGGGGCCAGAGAGAGTCCGCCGGGGAAGCGGCCGCCGATCCGGATGGAGCGGCCCGCGTACGCGGCGCAGGCGGGGCAGGCGCCCGGTTCGGCCACCCACAGCATCCGCACCCCCGGCCCGAGGTAGCGGGCCACGACCAGGGCGGCGTTCGCGGCCGCGGAGGTGATGGCGACAGCCACGCCGGCGGTGATGCGGGTGACCGCGCGCCGCGCCCTGGAGAACACGGACTTCACGCCGGACAGCCCATACGCCGTCAACGCCGCCGTGGTGAGCAGGGCCAGGGCGTGGGAGTGCTCCTCCTGCACCGCCGCCGGAATCCCCCCGGCGGCACGGTCCGCGGCCACCCCGGTCTCGGGCGGGATGTCGGGTGGGGGAACACCGCGCAGGATTGCGGTGATCCTGGAGGCATGTTGGATGCCGAGTGCTGCAGCGCTGTAGGCGGCGCGCTGTGCCTCCGCCATGGCGTACGCGCCCTGGCCGTGGAAGGCGCCGGCGAGGGCTTTGCGGATGTGCTCGATGAGCGCCGCCAACTCCGCCCGGGCGGGGATGTGCTGGCTGGTTGTGGTGGCGAGGAGCCAGCGGTTGGTGGCGTCCGCCTGCGCGTCGGCGAGGGCCTGGGCGAGGGGGCGGGCTGCGGTGGCGGCGTGGCGGTGCTCGAGGGCCCTGAGTTGGGCGGGCTGGCGCTGCGCCAGGTCGGCGATGTTCTTGGTGGACTCGACCACACCAACCCCTCGCAATCCTTCGACCCTAAGGCTGTATTGCTTTCTAGCCTTTGATTGTGCAGCATAGACCCAGGGTTTGGGTTAGCATCCATGCCAGACGTGGGCGGCCAAGGTGCCGCGATCAACCACGTCCAGGCAGCCCAAGGAGGCTCTGATGTCGACCCCCGCCCAGCCCGGAACGCCCACGACGGACCCCGGTAACCAGCCGGCCACCCCGCCCGCGCCCCAGGCACCCGCACCGACTCCGCCAGAGCCGGCCGCACCCGCAGCCCCCGCAACTCCCGCCGAACCGGCCCCGGCCACCGAGCCGCCCGCCGAACCCAAGGCCAAGGCGCCCAAGTTCGAAGGTGACTTCGACCCCAAGCGGTTCGAAAAGCTCGTCGAGAACCTCCGCGGCGACGTCGAAGCCGAGAAGCAGAAACGCATCGACGCAGAGAAGACGTTCGAGCAGAGGGCCGCAGAGCAGCAGGCCGACCTCCTCAAGAAGGTCGCCGCCGCATTCGGACTCGACACCGGCGAGGAGAAGCCGCCCACCCCCGAAGAGCTCACCACCAAGCTGAGCGAAGAGCAGGCCCGGACCAAGGAGTTCGAGGACCGCGCCCGCCAGACCCAGGTAGAGCTCGCCGTCTACAAGTCGGCAGGGGCACACGGCGGCGACCCGGACGCCCTCCTGGACTCCCGGGGCTTCGCCCAGGCCATCGCCAAGCTCGACCCGTCAGCTCCTGAATTCGCTGCCAGCGTGGAGCAGGCGGTCAAGCAGGCGGTGGAGGCGAACCCGAAGCTCGCCGTGAAAACGGCAGAGCCGGCCAAGCCCGCTGTCCCCGCGGGCGGTGCGCCCATGAGCGGGGCCCCGGGTCAGAAGCGGCAGCTGGGTGCGGAGGACGTCAAGCGGATGACCCCCGAACAGATCACCAAGGCCGTAGAAGAGGGACGACTGACGTCGTACTTGGGCGGCCGGTAGGCATTAGGAGCCTCCGTTGTCGATCAACAACTTCAAGCCGGAGATCTGGTCTGCCCAGGTTCTGACGGCCCTTCGCAGCAGCCTCGTCTACGCCCAGCCGCAGCTCGTCAACCGCAACTACGAGGGCGAGATCTCCAGTCGCGGCCAGTCGGTCCACATCACCACCATCGGCGACCCGACGATCTTCGACTACGACGCGGGCGACACCATCAACTACGAGGATGTCGAGACCGCGGGCACCGACCTGGTCATCGACCAGGGCAAGGCGTTCGCTTTCAAGTTGGACGACGTCGACAAGGCGCAGGCCCTGCTGAACCCGATGGCGCAGATGGCGACCAACGCCGCCTACGGGCTGCGTGACAAGGCCGACGCGTACGTCGCCTCCCTGTACACCGGGGTGGCTGCCGCGAACACGGTCGGCTCCACCGGCGCCCCGATCGACACGTACACCACGCCGACCGACGCCTACAGCAAGGTCCTCGTCCCCCTGCGGACCAAGCTGAACCGGGCCAACGTCCCCATGGAAGGCCGCTACGTCGTAGCGAGCCCCGAGTTCATCGGCTCCATGCTCAACGACGACCGCTTCATCCGCGCCGACGCGAGCGCCACCACCGAGGGCCTGCGCAACGGCTTCGTCGGCCGCGCCGCGGGCTTCGACATCCTCGAGTCGAACAACACCCCCAACCCCAGCGGGGACACGCAGGTCATCCAGGCCGGCTACCCCGGGGCGATCACGTACGCGGAGCAGATCATCGAGACCGAGGCGCTGCGCCTGCAGAACACCATCGCCGACGCCATCCGCGGCCTCCACGTCTACGGCGCCAAGCTGCTGCGCCCCACCGGGATCGCCGTCGCGTTCGTCAACCCGGCCGCCTAGCCCTCCCAGGGCACCGACACCTCTCGTGCGCTGATCCCCTAGGAGGCCTCTCATGGCGCGCACCGCCGTCACCTACACCGCTCTCACCCCCAACGGCCACACGTCCGACGTCGCGGGCACCACCATCGACGCGACCCTGGTCACCAACGGCGTCATCATCAACGACGTCGACCCCGAGCGGACCGTGCTCCGCGTCGCGAACACCGCGACCGGCGCGAAGAACGTCATCGTCCGCACCGGATCCGGCAGCCAGTCGTGGATGGCCGGCCAGGGCGACCTCACCGTCGCCGTGGGCGCGAACACCGGCAAGGAGTTCGTCGGCCCCTTCACCTCCGCCCGCTTCCAGCAGCGGGGCACGAAGCTGTACGTCGACTTCGAGTCCGGCTTCCTGGGCACCATCACGGTCTTCAAGCTCCCCAAGGCGTACTGACCATGGCGGCGCGCGAATACGAAGGAACGGGTGGGCTGCGGCTCACCCTTGAGGACCCGCTGTCCCCCGAGATGGCCAAGCAGGTCGCCGCCGGGCACCTGCACCCCGTCGACGGCAAGCCCACCGAGGTGGAGGCCGGCGACAAGTCGCTGGTCGTCGTGCACGGCTCCGAAGCCGACACCGTCAACCGGGTCGGCGACCACCGCCGCGCACCCGGGGAGCGGCCGGGTGAGGGCGCCCTGCCGGGCGAGTGGGCCACCTACGCGGTCGCCCTGGGTCTGAACGCGGGCCAGGCCTGCACCCTGACGCTCACTCAGCTGCAGGAGTGGGTGGACGCGCACGAGTCGGCGCTCGGCGAAGCCGTCGATGCCCCCGTGCCGAACACCGACCCCGAGACGCCGGTGGAGCCACTCCCGGACCGGCCTGCCAAGTCCGCGCCGGTCGCCGACTGGCGTGCCTACGCGATCGCCCTCGGCATGGACCCGGACCAGGCCAAGGACGCCACCAAGACGGAGTGCCAGGACTACGCCCAGGTCGTCGAGGACGCCCGCGACACCGCGCAGCCCAGCGAGGACGAGACCGGGGGCCAGGAGTAGCCATGGCGCACGCGACGATCAGCGACCTCGAGGCGTGGCTCGCCCCCGAGCCCGCCCCGGCGAACGCGTGGCGGCTCCTCGAGCAGGCCTCCGACGCGATCGACGGCGCGCTGACCGGCGCCATGTACAGCCCCGAAGACCCCGAAGTCCAGGCCGTACTCGTCAAGGCGTGTGTGCGGCAGGTCCAGTTCATGATGGACCGCGACGATGAGACGGGCGCCAACTCCGACGTGCAGTCCATGACGGTCGGGCAGCGCTCCATCACCCGCCGCGCCCCCAACACCAGCAGCAGCGGCGGGCCCGGGGTGCCGGTGGGCGGGCAGGCCGCCCTCGTTCTGCGTAACGCCGGGCTGCTGACCATGTGGCCGCTGGTGACCGGCTGATGCCCGGGCCCATCGGACGCCAGTCCGTCACCGTGCTGGACGCCCCCCTCATGGGCGGCGACTACAACACGCAGGTCCGCGACTGGGACCACCCGGCGCGGACGGTCGTGTCCGGCTGCACGATCGACTACACCACCGCCTCCCGTACCCGGCAGGCGGGCGATCAGACCACCACCCGCGCCCAACTGTTCATGCCCCCACGGGCGATGACGGTCGTGAGTGGGATGCGGGTGGCGTGGGACGGCCGCACCTGGGACGTCGACGGCGTACCCGCCACCCCGGAAGGCGCGGGCCCGCTGTCCGGTCAGGTCGTCTCCCTGCTGGAGGTGAAGGGCGCATGAGCAGCGAAGTCACCGTCACGGTGGAGCTGGACGAGGACGCCATCCACAACCTTCCGCTCTCCCGCGAAGTGCAGGACGACCTCGAGCAGCGTATGGACCGCGTCGTCGAGGTCGCTCAGGCGATCGCTCCCGTCGACACCGGCCGCTACAAGGCGTCCATCCACCGCTTGCCCGAGCCGGGCCCGGACGGCGAAGTCTCCGTCGAGGCGAACGTGCCGTACGCGATCTACGTGGAGCACGGCACCCGGCAGACCGACCGCAACGGGCGGTCCATCCACCCGCCCCGCTACACCCTTTCGACCGCTCTCGACGCTGCTGCGGGAGACCACTGATGAAGGAGTACCGCCATGGCTGACCCCGCAGACCTGGTCACGCTGAAACTGATCTTCTGGCACAAGGGCAAGAAGCCCGGCGACACCGTCCAGGTCCGCCGGGACGAAGTCCGCTCCTGGTACGGGTTCGCCGAACTCGTCGACGACGTCGAACCGGCGAAGGCCGACGAGAGCGCGGACACCGGCGCGCAGAAGACCCCCGACAAGGCCGACGACACCAGCACGCCCGCGAAGGCCCCGGCCAAGACGAGCACGGCCAAGTAGCCCGCGATGGTGACGCCGGTTCTCCCCGACAGCAAGCAGATCGCCATCGATCTGCTGCAGAGCGCGCTCGGCAGTGCCGCGCGCGTCGTCGGCGAGCTCCCGGACCCCGCCGGCTTCGACGCCGAACTTCCCCTGGTGCGCCTCCTGCGCATCGGCGGCACCGCCGGGCTACGCGGCTGGGCCGACCCCTCGGCAATCGACCGGCCGCGCTTCTCCGTCGACTGCTACGCGACCGCCAAGCCCGCTCTCGGCGCCGCGATGCGCCTCGCTATCCGGGTGCGCGGGGAGTGGGAATTGCTGCCCGGCCAGGGCACCGCCGACGGGATCATCACCGCCACGTCCGAGGAGACCGGACCACAGGACCGGCCCGAAGAACCCAACACCGGGGTTCGCCGGGTCGGCATGACCCTGGGGATGAGCGTTCGCCCACCCCGAGCAACCGCATAGGAGGCCCGTCGTGGGCAACGCAGACAACATCAAGATCGGCGTCAAGGGCCGCGCCTACGTCGCCGACGTCGGCACGACCTTCCCCACCAGCCCCTTCGTCACCTGGGGCACCGGCTGGGCCGACCTGGGCTACATGCACCCCGACGGCCTCGAGGAAGCCCTCGGCGAGGACCGCACCGAGATCAACGCCTGGGGCGAGGAAGCCCCGGTGAAGACCCGCGTCAAGTCCCGCGACGGCTCCTTCAAGATGAACTTCCTGGAGACGACAGCGGAGATGCTGTCCCTCTACTACGCCGTCCTCATCGCCGACATGACCTCCGTGCCGGCCGTCGTCGGCCCGCCAGCGACCGCCCAGTACCTGTCCTTCGGCACCGGGCAGGCCTCCCCGGGCATCGAGAAGGCCCTCGGTATCGACATCATCGAGGGCGACGAGATCGAACGCATCATGATCGCCCGCGTCGACGTCAGTGACCGGGGCAACCGCAAGCGCTCCGCCGACGACGCCTCCGGCTACGAGCTCACCTTCAAGCCGCTCGCCGCACCCTCCGGCGGCCAGGCAGTACAGCGCTTCATCACCAACATCGCCCTCCCGGCGTAACCCCCCGAACTGGTGGTCCGCCGCGCTCACATCCCTGGGCGGGGGCGGCGCCGGCGGACCACCACCCCACCCCACAAGCTCCCCGCCCTGAGCCCCTGCCCTAGAAGAGAGAACCCGCCGTGTCCAAGCCCAACCGCAAGGTCGTCCGCCTCCAGCAGATGCGCGCCCAGCGCCAGGCCGCCGCGAAGGTCCAGTTCGTCGACATCGTCTTCAACAACGAACAAGGCCTCGAGGAGACCTGCACCTTCCCCGTCCAGGACGACTGGCCGCTGGAAGTCATCGAGGAAGTCGAGGAGAAGGGCGGCAACGCCAACCTCAACGTCCTGCGCGAACTCGCCACCCCCAAGGAGGCGTTCGACCGGCTGGTGAAGGTCGCCAAGCTCACCGTCGGCGAACTCAAGGACCTCATCAGCGAGATGGACGGCGAGGCGGGCACCAGCCAGGGGGAAGGCTCTGGCTCCTCGCCCTCCTCCGAGAGCACGCCGGAGCCGTCCGAGCCGACCTCCAGCGCTACTACCCCGGCCGCCGCCTAGAGGAGTTCTGGGCCATGTCCTGGGGTGAAGGAACCATGAACTGGGCCGAGCTCCGCGACCTGGTCACCAACCTGCCCGAGGACTCCGCCACGAAGGCCGCCTACGCAGGCGACAGGGACGGCCACCGGTGGAAGCAGGACACCTACCTGCAAGCCACCACGGTCAATCTGCTGCAGCTCATCGCGGCCACCCTGTGGAAGGCCCACCTCAAGGGCGATCCGCCGGAGATGACACCGGTCCAGCCGCCCAAGCTCGCCGCGGACGAGGAACGCGACCAGCTCGCCGAAGCACGCACGGCCCGCAACCGGGCGCTGCTGGACAGCCTGCGCCCGCAGCAGGACCCGGCCGTCACCGCGGCGAAACAGGCAGAGACCGAGCAGTGGCTGGCCAGGATCCGCGAACTGGAAGCAGCCAAAGCCGCACAGCCGCAACCGCAGTCGTAGAAGAGAGGGGAGGGCAGCATGGCCGAAGCCACCGTCGTCGGCTCCACCCGGGTCAGTCTGATCCCGGACATGAGCCAGTTCGGCGACCGGCTCCGTATCGAGCTGCCCTCCGCAATCCGCGAACCCGCAAAAATCGCAGGCGACCTTGCCGGCGCCACGATCCGCACGGCGATCACCAAGCATCTGGCCGCGCCCATCGCGGTGAAAGTCAAAGCGTCCCTGGACGACAAGGCCGCCACCCTGGCCTTGAAGAACCTGACCAAGCAGCGCACCGTCACGGTCATCGCGCAGGTCGACGACAAGACGGCTATCGCCTCGTTGCGAAACCTCACCCGGGACCGCACCGTCAAGGTGATCGCGGAGCTGGACGACAAGGCCGCCACAACGGGCCTGCTCACCCTGACCAGGGATCGCACGGTCAAAGTCCTTGCGGAGCTGGACGACAAGGCCGCCACCGCCGCCCTGAACAGGCTGACCAGGGACCGCACAGTCAAAATCAAGGTGGAGATCGACGACGGCTCCGCCAAGACCCAGCTGGGTGTGCTGTCCGGGAGACAGACCGTCGAGGTCGTCCCGAAAATCCAGCAGGCCGCCTACAACACCGCGAAGAGGCAGCTGGACCGGCTCACCGCCGACCGCACCGTCAACATCCGCGCCTCCGTCGACACCCGCGTTGCCGCCGCCGAGATCCGTAACCTGATCCAGCGCCGCCAGGTCCGTATCGGCGTCGACGTCGACACCCGGGTTGCTGCCGACAGCCTCGCCAACCTCACCCGGCGCCGGCAGATGACCGTCCAGGCCCGCGCGGACACGGCCGCCGCCGACACGGCCCTGCGGCTCCTCACCCGCGATCGCACCGTCGACGTCCGGGTCCGCTCCACCGGCCTGGCCGCCCTCACCACCGGCCTCAGCAGTCTCGGCGGAGGCGGAGGCGGCGGAGGCGGCCTCGGGATCCTCTCCAGCCGCATGGTGGCCCTGGCCGGCGCCGCACTCTCCGCGCTCCCCTCCATCGCCTCCCTGGCCTCAGCGCTCGCCCAGGTGGGTCCCCTGGCCGCGACCGCCGCGCCCGCGGTCGCCGCGCTCGGCGGCGCGTTCGCCGCGTTCAAGGTCGGCACCATGGGCGTCGGGGACGCCATCAAGGCCGCCTTCACCCCGGTCGCCTCGGAGGCTTCGAAGGCGGCCACGGCCACCCGGCAGGTGGAAACCGCGCAGCGCTCCCTCACCCGCGCCCAGCAGTCCCTCAAGGACGCCCAGGTCCAGGCCGCCGACCGGGTCAAGCAGGCCAACCAGCAAGTCGCCACGGCCGAACGCGACCTCACCGCCGCGCAACGCGATGCACGGCTGGCCCAGCAGGACCTCAACGCGGCACGCCACCAGGCCGTCCGTGACCTGCAGGACATGAACAACCAGCTCAAGGACTCCCGCCTCGACGAGGAAGGCGCCACCCTCGCCGTCCAGCAGGCCGAGGAAGACCTCGCCCGCACCCGCTCGGATCCCACCGCCACCCAGTTGCAGATCCAGCAGGCCGAACTCGCCAAGGAGCGGGCGGTGCAGTCCCTGGACGAGCAGCGCCTGGCCACCAATCGGCTCGAGAAGGACACCGCGGCCGCGAACAAGGCCGGCGTCGAGGGCAGCAAGACGGTCCTGCAGGCCAAGCAGCAGGTGTCCAACGCCGATCAGCAGGTCGCCGACCGGCAGCGCTCCCTCGTCCAGGCGCAGGCCGATGTGGTCAAGGCGCAGGTGGAAGGACAGCGGCAGATCGCCGACGCCCAGCAGGCTGTCGCTGATGCCGCCCGCAGTGTCGCCGACGCCCAGCAGAAGGCCGCCACGCAGGCCTCCGCACTGGATACGGCCTTGTCGAAGCTGTCGCCGAACGCGCGCGCGTTCGTCGGCCAGCTGCAGGCGATGGCCCCGGCGTGGCGGGACATGAAGCTCGACGTGCAGGACCGCCTGTTCTCCGGTGTCGCCACCCGCCTCGGCACGGTGGGCGCCCAGGTCCTGCCGACCGTGCGCCGCGGCCTGATCGGCGCCGCCGGCGAACTCAACACCATGGGCAAGAACGCGCTCACCGCCGTATCGAACCTGCAGAAGACGGGGCAGCTCAAGCAGATCTTCGACGGCGTGCAGCAGTCCCTGGGCAACGTGTCCCGCATCCCCGGCCAGATGGTCACCGGGTTCGCCCAGCTCAGCATCGCCGCGCAGCCCGCATTCGACCGCATCACCACGGGCGCCGCAAGCATCGTCGACAAGGTGATGGGCAAGCTCTCGGCCAGCCTGAAGGACGGCAGCCTAACCGACGCCATCAACACCGCCCTTGACGTCGCCGTCCAGTTCGGGAAGGTCCTGGGGGACATCGGCGGCATCCTCGCCGGGGTCTTCAAGGCGGCGTCGGCGGCGGGCGGGGACTTCTTCGGGACGATCGGCGCCGCCCTCGCGGAGATCCGCCGCATCATCGAACTCCCCGAAGTGCAGGCCGCCCTCACCCAGATCTTCAAAGCGCTCAACGCGATCGCGCAGCTGTTCGCCGGAACGCTGGGCGCGGTCATCCAGGCGGTACTGCCGCTGCTCGCCGCGCTCGCCCCCGTCGTCCAGGAACTCGCCGAGAAGTTCGGGCCCGTCCTCGCTCAACTCGCCGGCGCGCTCGGCAAAGCCCTCATGCCGGTTATCGACGCGCTGCTGCCTGTCCTCCTCAACGTCGGGGACATCCTGGTCGGTCTGGTCACCGCCCTGATGCCGCTCCTGCAACCGCTCGGGGACCTGATCGGGGCGATCGTCACCGCCCTCGCACCCGTGATCTCAGCCCTCGGGGTACAGCTGGTGCCGGTCATCGCCGCACTGGCGCAGGGCCTGACGCCGGTGATCGGATCCCTGGTCCCGGCCGTGCAGACGCTGGGCCAGTTCATCGGCCAACTCGCGCCGCTGTTCCCGCAGATCCTGCTGGCGTTGATGCCGCTGCTGCCGCCCCTGGCCCAGCTGACGGTGTCCCTGCTGAATCTGGCGTTGCAGGTCATCACCCCGCTGATGCCGCTGATCGTGATGCTGGCGGGCCTGCTCACGACTTCCCTCGCGACCGCGATCGGCACCCTGGTTCCGATCATCGCCACCGTCATCGGCTGGATCAAGGGGTTCGTCGACGCGGTCACCGCGGCCGTGAAGTGGATCGTCGACAAGTTCAAAGCCCTGTTCGACATCCTCCTCGGGCATTCGATCATCCCGGACATTGTGCTCGGCGCGATCTCCTGGTTCTCCCGCCTGTGGAAGCGGCTCGGCGAGATCGTCGGCGCCCTCAAGGACGGCATCGTCAAACGGTTCAGCCAGGTGAAGGACGGCGCGGGCAAGATCTGGAGTGGCTTGTGGGATCACGTCACCTCGGTGGCCTCCGACACCTGGAAGAGTCTGCGGCGCGGCTGGGACACCTTCGCGGACTCCCTGACCGGCTCCTTTAAGACCGTCGTCAAGGGCCTCGGGAAAATCTGGGGCGGCCTCTCCGACTATGTGAAAGCCCCCATCAAGTTCTGGATCGACACCGTCTACAACAAGGGCGTCACCAAAGTCTGGAACGCCACCGCAGGCAAGATCCCGGGCATTCCGGACCTGAAGCCCATCGGCCTGCCCAAGGGTTTTGCCCGCGGCGGCATCAACACCGGTAGGGCCCGGGGCGGGGTCCTGCCCGGCTGGTCGACCTGGCGCGACGGCGACGACCAGCTGGTGCCGATGCGGCGCGGCGAGGGCGTCTACGTCTCCGAGGTGATGGCCGACCCCTATGAGCGCCAGCGCCTGTACGCGCTGAACGCGGCCGCGATGCGCGGCCAGCACCCGTCCACCGCGCGCGCTCAGATGGGCTTCGCCGGCGGCGGCATCTTCGGCGACATCGGCTCCGCCATCGGCAGCGCCGGATCGTCCATTGCCAGCGGGGTGGGCGGCGTCCTGAAGAAGGGCACCGACGCCGTCCGCGGCACCCTCGGCGACCTGGCCGCCAAGGCGTTCAAGCCCATCAAGAAGGGCATCACCGGCGCCCTGGGCTCCAACGTGAACACCTACCCGGGGATGATCGGCGCCGCACCGCTGTACATCATCGACAAGGCGATCGACTACATCCGCGGCAAGGACATCCCCGACGCGTCCGGCCAGTGGATCAAACCGGTCAACGTGCCCTACGGCACCCGGTTCGGCGTCAAGGGCTCCATGTGGAGCAGCGGCCGTCACACCGGTCTGGACTTTCCCGCCCCCGTCGGGCGGAAAGTCGTCGCCGTCGACGGCGGCACCGTCAAGTCCGCCACCAACGGCGGCCCCTACGGCAAGCACGTCATGGTCAACCACGGCGGGGGTCTGCAGTCCCTGTACGCGCACATGTCGGCGATCGCCGCGAAGGCCGGCGACGGCATCCAGCAGGGCGGCCGGATCGGCAGCGTGGGCGCGACCGGCAACGTCACCGGTCCGCACCTGCACCTTGAGGCCCGCGTCAACAACAAGGCCGTCGACCCCATGCCCTACCTCACCGGTAGTGGCACGGGAGACGGCGGCTCCGGTGTGCAGCGCTGGAAGGGCGTCGTCACCCAGGCATTGGGGCAGGTCCACCAGTCTCTCGGCCTGGTCAACACCACGCTCAGGCGGATGAACCAGGAGTCCGGCGGCAACCCCAAGGCGGTCAACCGCACCGACTCCAACTGGAAGGCCGGCCACCCCTCCGTGGGGCTGATGCAGGTCATCGAGGGGACGTTCAAGGCGTACGCCGGGAAGTACAAGAACACCGGGCCGAAGATGTACGGGGTCTCCATCGACCCGATGGCGAACATCTACGCCTCGATGCGGTACGCCCTGGCCAACTACGGCTCCCTCGCCGCGGCCTACAACCGGCCCGGCGGGTACGCCCGCGGCGGTGTCCTCGGCGGCGGCACCCGTATCGGGCGCGGCCTGCCCCGCGGCTACGCCACCGGCGGCGTCATCAAGGTCGGCGGCAAACGCATCGACACCGGCCCTCTTGCCGCATCCGTCGGCGCCGACTTCCTCAAGCAGCTCACCGGCACCGCCGCGCAGATCGATGCCGCGATGTCGAAGGTGGCCACCGCCGTCAAGAACGCCTTCAAGGGCGTCAAGACGACCCTCGACGACCGACTGCTGGCCAGCATCAAGAAGTCCAACGCCCACCTGGACCTGCTCGCGAAGCAGCGCGATGCGATCGCTGCGAAGATCTCGCAGGCGAACACGCTGGCCGCGGACTCCACCACCCAGGCCAGCCAGTTCGCGGCCCTCACCAGCCTCCCCAACGGCGGGAACACCTTCGATGCGGGCGGCATCCTGTCCGGCCTGAACGTGCGCCTGGGGCAGATCAAAGCGTTCGGCGCGAACCTGCAGATCCTCGCTAAGCGGGGCCTGTCCAAGGTGCTGCTGCAGCAGATCATCGCCGCGGGCCCGGACGGCGGCGCCTCCTACGCGCAGGCGCTGGTGGACGCCACACCGCAGCAGATGAAGGACATCAACGCCACCCAGGCGGCCATCACGACGGCGTCCACCGCGTACGGCAAGGACGCAGCGGACGCCATGTACGACGCCGGTTCCCAGTCCGGGAAGGGCTACCTGGCCGGCCTGAAGGCGCAGGAGACCGCGATCGACAAGGCCATGAGCGACTTGGCGAAGAAGATCCAGGCCGCGATCAAAAAAGCGTTGAAGATCAAGTCTCCGTCGCGGGTGTTCGCTCAACTCGGTGCGTTCACCGTGCAGGGCTTCACCCAGGGCGTCCGCGAGGCCACCCCCGAAGCCGCGCTGGCGACCGCCCGGATGGCCGCGGTGGTGCGCGCCTCCGCCGCCGCGACCGCGGCCCGCATCGAAAACACCAGCACCTCCGCCACCTACGGCGACCGCGTCCTCAACTACAGCGCGACGGTGCGGGAACAGGCATCGCGCGCCTCCATCCTGGCCGCCCTCGCTCTCGAGGACTCGCTGCACCGGCCCGTCGTCGTGGGAGGCTGACCGTGCCCATCCTCGTCCCCGCAGCCGTCCCCCCGCCGCCGGTCGTTGTGCCGTGGCCCACCCGCGCCAACGAGATGCCGCAGGTGTGGTTCACCGACCCCGCCGGGCTGACGACGAAGTTCAACGACTGGTCCAACGGCTGGGTCCTGCAGCCCGGCGCCAAGGGCCTGGACATGCCCGGCTACGACTTCACCCAGGACCAGAGCCCCGGCATCGACGGCTACGCCATCCGCCAAGTCCGCGCCCAGGGCAAGGAGATCGCCCTGCCGATCGCGTTCTGGGCGGACGACTCCCGCACCGCCTACCTCGCCCGCCGCCGGGCCCTGATCCGCTCCCTGAACCCCAAGCGGGGCGAGGGCACCCTGACCGTCACCCAGTCCGACGGGGCCGCCCGCACCATCGGCGCCCGCTACAGCGCCGGCCTCGAGGGCGATGAGTCCCTGGACGCCGCCGGGCGCACCTGGTGCATGGGCGTCCTCACCTTCGCCTGCCCGTCCCCGTTCTGGCTCGGCCCCGAGGTCACCACCGAGTGGCGGGCCGCCGTCGCCGGCAGCTTCTTCCCCGTCCTGCCGCTGGCCGTGGGCAACAGCCAGGTCCTGGGGTCGGTGACGGTCGACAACGACGGCGACGACGACGCCTTCCCCGTCTGGACCATCACCGGCCCGGCGACCGCGGTCAGCCTCACCAACGTCACCACCGGCGACGTCCTCGTCCTCGCCCACACCATCACCGTCGGCGACACGATCGTCATCGACACCCGGGAACGCCAGCAGACCGCCCTGTTGAACGGGGCCACAAACCTGTGGGGCGGCCTCTCCGACGACTCCACCATGTGGGCGCTCGAGCCAGGCCTGAACGATCTGACCCTCACCGTCACCGGATCCACCAGCAACACCCGCGTCCGCATGACCTACCAGCCCCGCTACCTGGCCGCCTGAGAGGAGGCACACCCCTATGGACGACAGCGCACTGCGCGTGTACGTACGCGACACCAGTCTGCAACGGCTCGGGCAGATCGCCGAGTACACGCAGCTGACCGTGATCCCCCGCTTCAACGCGGTCGGCGCCTACACCCTCGAGGTGTCCGCCGACTCCGACAAAGCCCCCCTGCTGGTGGAGGGCAACGGGCTGATCATCCGCACCGCCTCCGGCGACACCATCATGTCCGGGCCGATCCGCACCGTCGACTGGTCCCGCTCCGCCTCCGACGGCGGCTCCGGGAAACTCACCGTCGGCGGCGTCGACGACACCGCCCTGCTCGCCCAGTACACGTGCTGGCCCAGCCCCGCCGCCGTCATCGGCTCACAGACCGCGTCCGTGTACAAGCTGACCGCGGTCGCTGCGGAGAGCGGCATGCGTACCCTCGTCAACGTCAACGCCGGCCCGGGCGCGCTGGCCTCCCGCAAGAACCCCCTCCTCACCCTGTCCGCGGACGGCGGCCGGGGCGGCACCATCACCCGGCAGGTCAACCAGTTCGACAACCTCCTGAACGTCCTCGCCGACATCGCCAACACCGCCGGCCTCGGCTTCAAGGTGGTGCAGATCGGGGCCAGTCTCCAGTTCCAGATCTACCAGCCGGCCGTGCAGAGCGCGGCCAGGTTCGCGTTCGCGCTGGGCAACCTCACCGACGCCTCCTACTCCACCACCCCGCCGACATGCACGCGGGCCATCGTCGTGGCGGGCGGCGGCACCTCTCCGCGGGTGTGCAAAACCTACGACCGCACCGACCCGCTGTTCCCCGGTCTGGTCATCGAGCAGTTCGTCGACCAGACCGGCGTGGACACCGCCAGCGTCGACCTGGTGGCGCAGATGGACCAGGCCGGCGCCGAAGCCCTCACCAACGGCGCCGGACAGGGCAGCCTGTCCATCTCCCCGATCGACATCCCACAGCTGCGCTACGGCCGCGACTACAGCGTCGGCGACACCGTCGCCGCGGACGTGCGCGGCGACTGGTACACGGACGTCGTCCGCGAGGTCACCCTCACCTCCACCGCGCAGGACGCCACCACCGTCAAAGCCACCCTCGGCGGCGACTCCACCGGTACCTCCACCGTCGCCCGGATCTACGCCTACATCGCCCAGGTCAAGAAGGACGTCGGGCGCCTGAAAACACGAAAGGCGGCCTGACATGGCTGAATTCTCCGCGCCGTTCGACGGCTCGCCCATCGCAACGGAACTCCAGTGGTCCCGCCAGGCCCGCCGGTGGGGATTGGACGGCGTCCACGCCAACGACCCCGCCTCCACCGCCCTGAAGGTCGCAGGGTCGGGCACCACCACCGTCTCTGTCCAACCCGGGATGGCCTTCGTCAACGGCTTCTACTACCACCTCGACGCGGTCAAGAGCCTGTCCGTGCCCGCCAACGCGGGCGGCACGGCCCGCGTCGACCTCGTGGTGCTGCGCGCCGACCAGGCCGCCAACACGGTCACCGCCGTCTACAAGACGGGCGGCACCACAGCACCGCCGCTCACCCAGGCCGAAGACGGGGTGTGGGAGATCCCCCTCGCCCAGTGCACGGTCGCAGCCGCTTCCACCACCGTCACCGCGGCGAACGTCGCCGACCGCCGCTACCTCACTGGCCGCGGTGTCCTGCCGTCCATCGCGGGGGCACGCCCGCCCGCGCTGAAAAACCAGCTGATGGTCGAAGACGGCAAGCTGTACATCGGCGACGGCGCCACCTGGAAGTGGCTCGCCACGCAGGGAGTTGAGGAGTCCACCTACACGCCCGTGTGGACGGCCGGGACCTCCACCTTGTCCAGCACCATCGGCTGGGGCTCGGGCAGCATCAACATCGGCCACTACCAGGCCGTCGGGGGGCGCGCCGAACTCACCATCCATCTGGCGCCCACCGGTAACCCGCCGGGCTACGACGACCCGATCGCCGTGTCCCTGCCCCCGGGACTGCCCGCCACGCTCCTGCACCGCTCCCTGTTCAAGTGGGCCTACACCAGCGGCAACGGAGAGGGCTCCGCGGTCGGCATCGGCATGATCTTCCCGACGGAGAACCAGTCGCGCATCAGTCGGCTGCGGTTCCCCACGGCGGACGGCAACAGCATCAGCTCCACCGTCAACAGCCTGAACCTGCTCACCAACCAGCCTTTCAACATCCGCTCGGGCGACGTCTTGACCGTCGACGGCTCCTACTGGCTCGCCTGAGCCGAGAAAGAAGGCACGAATGAGTCGTCACATTTTCGGCGGCAGCCCGGCCGACTACGCCATGGAGAAGGTCGGCAACCAGCTCCTGCTGCGACCCGCCGCCGTAGGCACCGTCTGGAACGCCCTGACCGACGGCACCCAGCTCACCGACCTCACCAACCTCACCGGCGGCCCCATCACCACCGTCACCGCCGACAGCGACGGCGCCGTCGCCTTCTTCGGCCCCGACGGCGTCACCAGCCTGTACGTGGACTTCGGGTACGGGCGCCGCTACGCAATGTCCGCGATCGACACCGGCGCC